CAATCTGCATGGTATAAAAAATATAAAAAGTTTTATCCTGTAGTTTCTTTAAGATCAGCGTCCTCAATTAAAGACTTGATCGAAGAAAGAGAATGGATTAGAAACTTTGAAGAGGTTGTCCTGTGGTTCGATAAAGACGATGCAGGCGAAAAAGCAACAAAAGAAGCGGCAAGGATAATTGGCTATGATAAAGTTAAGATCGCTAGAGGGTCTGAGAAAGATGCCTCTGACCTCTGGATTAATCAACCTGACGATGTGTGTTTGGCAATTTATAATTCTGTCGATTACACACCTGTTGGTATACTTACTAAAGATCAACTCTGGTCTCAGCTTGAAAGCTATAACGAAATTGAGTCTGTACCATACCCAGAACACATGGAAGGACTTAATCAAAAGCTTAAAGGTATGCGTTTCGGAGAAATAACCCTGTGGACTTCAGGTACAGGTTCAGGTAAAAGTACTTTACTAAGAGAAATTGCTTTAGATCTTTTAACAAAGACTGAAGATAAAATAGGTATTATTTCTCTTGAAGAATCTCCTGCTGAAACAGCAAGAAAGATGGCAGGCATGGCATTAAGCATGAACCCTGCTAAAGAAGAAATTCCTATTGATACTTTAAAGACAGGATTTGATAAAGTCTTTGGTGAAAATAGAGTATTAGTACTCGATCATCAAGGCTCAATTTCTGATGGGTCAATAATGGATTTCTTAGAATATATGTGTTTAAGTGGAGCAAGATATTTATTTGTAGATCATATTACAATACTTGCGTCTGAAGGTACAGAAGGACTTACAGGCAACGAAGCTATAGACAAAATTATGAATGACTTATTAAGGCTTGTTAAAAAGCATAATGTATGGATTGGTTTAATTTCTCATTTAAGAAAGACTGACAATAAAGGTAAATCATTTGAAGAGGGTAAATTACCGTCTATGGATGATATACGAGGTTCAGGCTCTATTAAACAAATCTCTATGGATATTATTGCTTTTGCTAGAGACGTTAGCACTGAGAATGAAGAAGAAAGAAATACAATTCAAACTAAAGTGCTTAAATGTCGATACACAGGTCTTACAGGTCCAAGTGGAAGTCTTTACTACGACTACAATACAGGTAGATTGCGTAAAGGAAAAGATGAATTCGTCAGCTTAGTTGTTGACAACAGCGAAGGAATGAGGGTATAATGCGAACACCGCCTGAAAGAGAAACGATGTTCTTGTCTATTATCTATAACTTAGCCCAACACGTAGATTGGGAAGAGTTAGACGATGGTATATACGATTTTTTATCAGGATTAGAGCATGATGTAGATCTTCAAGGCTCTGATCACAAACATTTTATGTATACGTTTGCTAATATGTATCTGGAAAATTTAATATCAAAACAAGGAACATTACATTGAATATAAAAGAATATTATAATGATTTTGCTAAATCAGCAATTAAATCTAAAGAACACTTAGAGTCTTTTTTAGCAGAGTCACCTAACATGACTAATAAAGAAAAAGAAGAATTAAAGAAGCTTTGGTTAAGTGGACATACAGCCGCAAAACCTTACGAGCATAAACCAAAAGAAGTTTCTCACGTTAAAACCTGGAAAGAGGACTAATAAATGCAAGCCTATGAAGATTTTATCCACCTTTCTCGTTACTCAAGGTATCTAGATGACGAAGGTCGTCGTGAGACTTGGGATGAGACTGTAGACCGACTAATCAATTTCTGGGCAAACCAAGTTCATTTAGAGCAAGATGAGCTTGTTGAATTGAGAGACGCAGTTTATAATAAAGACGTTATGCCCTCTATGAGAAGTATGTGGTCAGCAGGCGAAGCTCTTGCTAAGAACCATTTTAGAGGGTATAACTGTAGTTTTTTAACAATGGATCATCCAAGAGCATTTGACGAAATTCTTTATATTTTAATGGCAGGAACAGGGGTAGGCTTTAGTTGTGAACACGAACACACTTCTAAACTACCTATTGTTAATGATGTCTTTAATACAACAGAAAGAATGATTAGCGTTGAAGACTCTTCAGAGGGTTGGGCAAAGGCTTTAAGAAAGCTTATTGCTGACTTATACTTAGGTAATATACACAAGTGGGATTACTCAAACGTAAGACCTGAAGGTGCAAGACTTAAGACAATGGGCGGCAGAGCCAGTGGTCCTGAACCACTCATACAACTCTTTGATTTTGTTACAAAAACTTTCAAATCAGCGGCAGGGCGAAAGCTTAGACCAATCGAAGTACACGACATTGTTTGTAAAATAGCAGAAGTTGTAGTAGTCGGCGGTGTAAGACGTTCTGCCTTAATTAGTTTAAGTGATTTAGCAGACCCTGAACTCAGAGACTGTAAGTCAGGAAGATGGTGGGAAACAGCTAATCATCGAGCATTAGCTAACAACTCTGCTTCTTATCAGTCTAAACCTTCTATGACTGTGTTTATGGAAGAGTGGACTTCTTTAATGAAGTCTGGATCAGGCGAAAGAGGTATATTCTCTAAGTTCGGCGCACAACAAAAGACTAATGGCAGACGAAACGGTAAACTTATTGAAGGTACAAACCCTTGTGCTGAAAAATTATTAAGACCTCAACAACTGTGTAACTTATCTGAGGTTGTTTGTCGAGAAACAGATACTATAGATGATTTATTACGCAAGGTAAGACTTGCTACTATTCTTGGTACATTACAATCTTCTCTTACAGACTTTAAGTATGTTAGAAAGATATGGAAGCATAATTGTGAAGAAGAAAGATTACTAGGCGTTAGTTTAACAGGAATACAAGATTGTCCTCTTTTATATGCCGCAACACCAGATACTTTAATTAAATTAAAGCATGAGGCTATTAAAGTCAATCAAGAGTGGGCAGAGTATTTAAGTATTAAGCCTTCTATGGCAATTACAACTGTTAAACCTTCAGGCACTGTATCTCAATTAGTAAACTCTAGTTCAGGAATACATGGTAGATTTAGTCCTTATTACATTAGATCAGTACGTCAGGCTAATAACGATCCTTTAACAGATATGTTAAAGTCTCAAAGTGTTCCTAACGAGCCTGATGCCATGAATCCTAATAAGACTACAGTGTTTTATTTTCCAATTAAATCTCCTAAGAATTCTATTATGGCAGAAAAACAAACTGCTATTGAACAATTAGAAAATTGGAAATTGTTTCAGAACTATTGGTCAGAACATTCTGTTTCTGTTACAGTTTATGTTAAAGAAAATGAATGGTTAAAAGTAGGTGATTGGGTTTATAATAACTTTAATTCTATTACTGGTATTAGCTTTCTGCCTTATAGTGAACACACGTATGAACAAGCACCTTATCAAGATGTATCTGAGCAAGACTATATTAAAGCAGTAAAAGCTTTTCCGCCTTTAGACTTTAGTAGGCTTGTAGAGTTTGAAAAAGAAGATAACACAGAAGGCGCACAAACATTAGCGTGTACAGCTGATGGTTGCGAAATATAATGAAAGACACTAAAGACAGAACCACGATTGAAAATATCGGTTATGTAGCGGGAACTCTCATAGGCAAAGCCATTTTATTATGGCTTGGCTTATGGTTTTTAAATTACATTGGAGCAATAACAATTCAGATAGGATAAAACATGGAAAACCCTTCACACTATCATTTTAATAGACTATACACTAATTTAAATAGTATGGGCGTAGATTATCATGCGCCGCTAGTGAAAAAAGGATTTATGTGTCTAAACGATTTAATTGAAGAAGCTTATGAAGCAGGACAATTAGATGGAAAAGAAGACTATAAGAGCGACTTGGAAGAAGAAAAAAGAGAGTCTTATGACGAAGGCTTTGATATGGGCTATGATGAAGGCTTAGTTGAAGCCAGAGAGAAGTACTATGATGAAGGCTACGAACAAGGAATTCAAGACGGTCATGCAGACAGTTTCGATGAGGGATGGAAAGATGGCTATGATCAAGCTAATGTTGATCGTGATGCTTCTGAAGCCAAAAAAGTTTCGCTCTCTTCCCCACAGACATCTTCTAACCATGTCGTTAATCAGGGCATGGAATAAAGTAAATGATAATAGTATTTAGTTTAATTAGTTTTATTGTTATTGGAATTTTATGGATTGTTCTTGCATTAGAAAAAGTAAGAGAAAGGGATGAAGATGAGTACAGATAACGCATACCACAACAAAGGCTTTTTTAAAGCGGCATTAGTAGTAACTTTCTTACTTGTTCCTTTGCCATACATTATTGGATATCTTGCATGGGGCGATCCTTGGGTAGAAACTTATAAACAAATGTTTCATCCTGATAGATGCAGATATGAAGATAATAAACACAATATTATAGATAATTGTTAAGGAGTCAGACATGACAGACGAGATAGAAGATCACATTATGCATGATGCAGACGAAAAAGAAGAAATGCTATGTAGAGAATCTTTTGAAGAAACTCTAAAAGAATATGAGTTAGACACAGGATTGTCTATAGAAGAAATCTTTTATGAAATGTATGCCGCAGGGTTTTATACTGGAATGGCAATGGAAGAATTGCTTGAGGAAGATATTAACGTAACTGAAGAAATAATGTCTATAACAACCACAGACACCGATTCTGAACTAGTTGCCGCAAGAAACGAAGCTATACACACTACACCTATTGAGGAGTATGATGAAAATGGAGAACATCCCATTAAGACAACCTGAGTATATCATATTCGGAAGAGATCATTGTGAGTTTTGTTTAAAGGCTATTGAATGGATGGAAAAAGAAGGATTTTCCTTTTATTACAAGAGCATATACGATGAAGAGTGGAAAGATGTATTGCAAACTAAGACAGTACCTATTATATTAAAAGTAGTAGGCGGCTATACCGATTTAGTAAAGGAAGGTTATCTAAGTGACTGAAATTAAAGCAATTTCTCCAATAAAAAAGGTTGGAAGACCTAAAAAAGATCCTAACGCACCACCTAAATTAAAGCTTAAACCCGCTATTAAAGATGCTAATAAAACATACTACAAGAAGTATGGTTATCAAGGTGTAGCGGCGATTTATGGTATTGATAAATATACAGAGTCTTTGATCAACTACTTATGGGAAATTCCTGATTTTGACATTGTTTGTACAGACCCTAGAGAAGAGGTCTTATCAGCAATTAATAGAGATATTAGTAGTAGATCATTTTCTATGTATCGTTGGATGATGGTTAA